TACGCAGGGTGCGGACGGTAGAGTTCTGCGCCGAGCAGCTTCGGAAAATCATTGTCGCAGTTGTGTTACCCTAAGGGCTCTTTATCCCTTAGTTCTGCATCTTTGCTATCGATGCAGCTCGGACTATATCACCACCCTCATGTGTAGGGTGTCGGGCGCTCTTGGATCCTCATAATCCGTTCTGGATTGTACGATCTAGTCTCTGAACGTTCCGCATGTTCCCACGCGGCTTCGCTGCTGATTCCCTCGATCCGACTGCACAAGTCGAATCAATAAATACTTCCAGCTATCGCTGGCTCTAATTGTCAAGGTTCTCAGGACGGATCCTGATTTGTGTGCTGTTAGAAGGGTTCCAGCAATTCACCCGATTACTACATAAGCCTCTCAGCCTATGAGCGCCAATCGACGAACAAAGCGTCAACCTCCGAAAAACTACCTACTCAATATAACTAGATTTGCGTAAGTAACTCAAAAAAGCGTTGCATTTGTAGCGTTATCAACCGCGCTGGTTGCTGCTGTTAACAGATGTGCTGTATGTGCGAACCATTGAACGCACACTTTCAGGCAGTTGGTAATAACCAGCGCCATAGTTGTACGTGTACTGAGCAGCGCCGCCCCGATAAACGGAACTTACAAACGAGGACATCAGACCGGGGCTCTGCGACCTAGAGATTTCCGTGTAGGTACGGCAGTACACCGGGGGGTTGTAGACCCATTCACTACGATTGGAAGTCCCCTGCGAACCTAAAACGTTTGTGAGGATACTGTTTTCATAGCGACCGTGGGTAACAGTGCCACCCGTTGAACCTTCCGCAGCGGAGTTTCCAGCCGGGGTGTTGTACGGTGTGTAGCTCTGACTCGTAGGTGCAGCACCACCGAAGTATGTATATTTGCCAGAGTCTCGCAGACCGTACGTAGGTCCAGACGAGGTAGAGACTTTAGCGTTCGCGATCGTGGTAGTTGTCAGCCCACGGTAGCCCTGATAAACACTAAGGCCCTCCCCGGTGCTGTACTCCGCATCGCTGTAATTCGTCCAAAAACCGGAAGGGGCAACGGGAACGGAACGCCATTCTGGTGATTGATACCATCCGCTGCTGTTAGGCGACCCGTCCGTGATTACGCCGAGATCAGCCCCGGTGTCAACGATCCCGGAACTAACGACCAGATAACCTTCATGCGCAGGTCCGCTCTGAATCCGGTGCGTTCCGGTATCGTATTTGTAATTAGATAACGGAGCGTATACCACGCGGGTCTCGCAGTTATCTCTATTTTACGCGTCGGGAACTTGTTCAGGGTTGATCTGAGCGTTGAGCGCGTGGATGTCTTCGCTGATTAAAGTGACGTCTCGCGCATAAGCTGCTTTAAGCTCATTTAATTCTGCTTGAAGACGCTGCACTTCCCCTGAATTTACAGGAGCGGCGGGAGTAGAGCGGCGACGACCAGGCGGATTTGGCATGATTCAATAAGCTCAAAAACAACTATAACTCAGCAGATACAGAATAAATACCGGCTACACCAAAATTCCCTGCTAGTGCCGACAAAACAGCAAACCGATGCCCATTGACAGTGAAAAAATCATTGGTGGCGCTATTTGAGTTTACGGTAGACAAACCAGAAACTAAAGTTGCTGCTGTGGGAGCGACACGCTTCTCTACTTGATAATTAACAGTAGAAGCAGATAAAGCATTACCAGCAGCGGCAGTAGCGGCGGCAACTGTATAAACATTTTCGTAATACCTTTTACACAGATTGATCTCTGTTGAAAGTGGTCTACGCTCAAACGGTGTTGCAACAGGGCCTGGCTCTAACTGAGGCAATTCAAAAGTACCTCCACTGAATAACACAGTTACGTTTGTTCCCGGAGGAAGCGATACAGATGTGCCAGCAGCAACAGGGATTGTATTAACGGTTGCCCTAGCGGTTCCTGTCCAACTTAAAGTATGAATACCTCCAAGGTTGTTTCCTGACTCAACGACTTGAACCACGCCTTGCGAAGGCGCGGTAACAGTACGGATCCCGCTTACTTCTGTCCAAGATAAAGCCTGACCGGATGTAACTACGCGCCAACGATCAAGTGTGTACTGGTTGGTGGCCGTAGTAGCTGTCCCAGATACGTACCCCCGTTGGTTGATAACGGGATTGGCGTTAATAAGTAGATTCCTAAAACCCGCTAACGGTCCCTCATTTAAACTCCGAACAGTAAGATCTCCACTAATACCGACATCACCTTCGATATTGACGTTGCCTGCAATAGCCGCCCCGGACGCAACAATCGCACCGCTGACGACTACTGTATCCGCACGAAAGTCACCACTTACCGTTAAATTTCCAGTAATAGTGCCACCAGTTAACGGCAGTGCCCCACGGGCAGACGCGTGGCGATTACCAAGTGTATTAGGCATCAGCGAGAACCTTCTTTCTTCTGCTTAATATACTTGGCAGCTTTACGCTTAGCCTCAGTACGCTTTGGAAGTTTGCCTTCCGTTTCTTCTTCGTACTCTCGAACCTTGGCCCGCGAGATCTCTCCACGCTCGGCCATAGCGTAGAACTTGCGACGTTGGGCTTCGCTCTTGAAAGGCATCTGCGGATTCCGTTAGTTGCTACTTCTCACCTAAGTCAAAAAGAAGCTTTGACGCGGGCCCGAGCAAGCGCTTCTTCTCTGCTGTTCTTAAACCCACCTTTTACAGGAGCAGGGTAACTGACTCTATTGCCGCTCCCAGCGCCGATGTGAAGGGCGCCTGCAGGTTTAGTTAAAGCAGGGGATGCTGCAGTCGGAGGGGGTGCGACTTTAGGCGGACTTGGCTGAGGTGCCGGGGCAGGAGCCGAAGGAGCAGGACTAGGTGCTTGAGGACGGCTCTGATTGGATGCAAGTTGACTCGCAAGACTTTGATTGTACGCTTGTTGCTTAGCAAGCTCAGTACGGAATCCTTGGTTTTCAGCTAGCTGCCCAGCAAGTTGAGAACGGAACTCACTTTCCTTAGCCGCAAACTCACCCTGAAGCGCAGTTAAGCGATCCATGGTTTGTTGACTTCCGTAACCTACAGCACCGAGTTTTTCCATCATCCCACGCTCGAACGCTTTCCGCTCCGCTCCTTCACCGCTCATGTACGCCTGAGCTTTATTCAGTGCTTGACGATGAGCTTCACGTCGCGTCCTTGGGTTTACCCCCACAGCCCGAGATGTTCGTTGTCGAGCCATACTAACTATGGAGTTCTAGACCTCTCCTTATATTAACCAATCCAGAGCCAGAAAAATGTCCAAACGATGTCAAATCAATTTTGGGAGATTTAATCATCCTCCACAACGCGAGCATGTTCCCAAACCGAATGTCGTCCAAGAACAACCAACGAGGTTTCTCAGGACCATAAAGTTGACTCAATAACTCAATAAAGCGATACTCAAACTCCCCGTCTTTCGGGCCGTCGCACATAATGAAATCTGCGTCCCTAAGTAAATCACGATACTCATTAAACACAATTGGATCTTTAAGATCTTTGAGGTGTTGAACGACACGGCCTTTATCGAAATCCTCTGCTGTTAATGTCGTCTCTTTAAACTCCGAAATCGACGTAAGGTCAAACGTATGCGTAACCGCATCAGGATGCCCGTGGTCGATAAAGACTTGCGCCGAGTAACCAGCAGCTGTACCGATATCTACAACCAGACGCGGCTGGATAAATTCAACTAAACCAGCCAGAAGGCGATAGTGATCGCCAGGAAACACATCGCCAAACGTAAACTTACGTTTCAGCCGGGTACGACTAGCTTTTAAAACCGCAGCACAAACAAGCCCGTAGTCATCAAACACCTGTGTAGAGGGATCATCGTCTACCGAGACCAGGGCAGTCTCAGGGATAACGTGACGAGGCTGCTCAACGTGACTGACCGGCCCACGCTGGATCATCTGCATAATCTGTAAACTCGACTCACCGCCAGTATACAAGCATAAAAAAAGCCCCGCCCGAGAGCGGAGCTTGTTGTGACAACAGCTCGTAGAGCTTAGCGCAAATCAGGCGTTGTCGAGGAACAGCAGCTTGCTGCGGAAGGTCTCAGGACCCATCTGAGACAGATAACGCCAAGCCTGCTCGGGGTTGTTGTTCATCACTTGGCCGAAGTTCTGCCAGTGAAGGTCGGGGTTAGCGGCTTGAGCGTTGCCAGTGGCCGACGCAGGAACAGCGGGGAGCTGATCGTAGCGAAGGTCATAAGGTTGACCCTGCGTGGGCTGAACTTCGTCCACGGGGTAAACCTCGGTGAAGAACCGATTGGTGTAATCGGCGAGTTGGTCGGGATCAGTCAGCAGATGCTGCATAGCAGAACTGCGCTGAGTCACATTCTCCAGAGCCTGATGCTGCTGAATCAGCGCATCCTCCAGCGTCACGGCATACTGATTCAGAATGCCAGGCGCCTCGATACCGAAGTGATTAACTACGGCGGCGGTTTCGGGACTTAACTGGTTTGGCTGACTTTCCGTAGAAGTCGGAAAGGAAGGCTGGGTCGTAGAGGCGCTGCTGTACGAGGTCTGCGGATCCGTAACCGGTTGGTACGCCCACGGTTGGGCCGGTGAAGGCTGACTGTAAGCGGGAGTAGCCGCTACTTGGGCTTGCGGATACGATGCTGCCTGGCTGGGGGACGGCGACAGACGGGACACCATCCGCTCCAGGCTGCCCATAGCCGCTTCCCACGGGTTCGCCGGGGAGGAGACGGACGGAGACTGGCTGTACTGGTTGCTGGTAGTAGGGGCCATACCCTGTACTGCCTGCGACGGCATTTGGGGCATAGGCGCCGAAGCTGCCACCGGGGTATTGACTACCCATTGCGGGTAGGCTGTTGGGGAGCCCATTTCCACGGAGGGCGCCGCCTGAGGGGCTGCTACCGCCGGGGAGACCGGGCTCGGGATCGAAGCTGGGATCTGCTGGCTCATAGCTGCCCGAGTAGGTTAGTTCTTGCGCGAGGTGGTCAAACGTCCTATAGAGCAAGGGCGTCAGGTTTAGCCGAGGGTCAGCCGCAAGCGGTTGATTCGGCGCAAGAGGATGTGGCGCTTGCAACATCTGATTCAATAATAGTAGAAATTGCTGCATCGCGCCCTGCGTTTGTTGAATCATTCTGAACGGAAATCCTTTGAGCATTTCTGCTCGCTCCAGATCCGTCTTGTCGGGGAATAGATACTTCAGCGCCTCTACAGAATCTACACCTAACTCCTGCAAATTACGTACAACAATAGACTTTTGGTTAATGTCATACGCAGTGTCTTCGTAGACATCACCTTGGAATCTATAAGTGACTTGCCGATCGCCATCCGGCGGCAGTCCGTACACCCCACGGGGGACTTTGTTCTCTTGTAGAGCTTTTTGAATCGACTGATCAAGTTTCGCTTCGTACTTAGCAAATTTTGCTTGAAACTTCTCTTGATCTTCCGGAGTTTGTTCCTCAGGCGGCGTGGGAGGATTCAGCCCGGAGACGGCAGCGAAACTTTCGCGGAAAACCTGCTCCTGATGGAACAGAATCATCTCTAACAAACGACAGAAACCGTAAGTCAAGAAACTCTTGTTCTTACGGAGCGCTGTAGCTTGCGCTCGGCCCATAAGACCCTTGATTTCCGTCGCGGTTGCGCCTGCACTGATAGAAATCTCGTCAACGCCGCCCAGAGCGGTACGAATCTCTTCCCGCAGTAACAGAGCGTAACGATTCATGTCGCCGTTAACCGGGTCGGGCGTCATATAGCCCACGCGGTCGCTCGGCTCCACGTTCGCGATGATCCGAGGCACTCGCAGTCCGCCAATCGACGAACTAGACCCAAACGGTTCCGAAACACGGGTCGACGGAGTGTCGATCCCGGCAAATCCGCTCTGACTACTGATGGTCGGGCGGAAGCTCCGGTCAGAATCCGATGCTTCGACCAGATCGCTACGAGGACGCGAGCTGATCAGCGTGGGATTACCAAAGAACTCGATGTTCTTGGCAATGTTCTGCATCATTTGATCGTGCAGAACAATCTGTTCCATAAAAGGCTCAAACTCACCCTCGCCTTCGGTGCCGCTGGCGTTGGGTTTGTTTAAGACTTCGACCGCCGGAATGAATTTGAACGGATTCTCGCGGCTATTTAGAGGTGTGAGGACCGCGCCAGAGTCCAATTCGAAGCTGAGTTCGGTATCAGAGTCCGACTCCGAGATTCGGTCAGCCGTAATCGATACTCGGACGTATCTTTTGTTCTGTCCGTACGACGCATCCGGCAAGCCGATGGTCGAGTTGCGAACTTTATAGCTGTAGAGGAGCACAACCTCCTCAATTTCGCCGTTTACGTCGTGATAAACCCGGTATTGGTTCTTGTTGAAGAAGTAAATCTGGTACTTGAGTTTGGGATCGGGCCGAAAGTAGAACAACCCACAGCCGTCGATCAGGAAATTCCGGATAATCGACGGAAAACGAATATCAAGCTTGTTTAAGCTGATTAAGTCGTCTAAAAACTTCGTACGGCTCTTGTAGGTGTCCTGCTCACAGTAGAAAAAGAGGCCCTTCTTCATCATGAGCAGCACCATCTGCTGCAAATGGCTGAGAACAACCATCGTGGCAGACTGTTTGCTCCGATCTTGAGTCCTAGAAGCCTCTAAGATCTCGGCAAACCGCTGCCTAATACCAAGATTATCCGCAGGCATTGAGAGTGAGCCTCAGCTTTTTAGATCAGTCGTCGGACTGTTGACGCATAGCCTTGGCTTTAGTGGCTTTACGAAGGGCTTCGCGACGAGCTTCCTTGCGATCAGAAGAACCATCAGCAGAAGATCCCTGACCCTGTTGACCAGAAAAGGTCTTTTGGATCTCGCGAGTCATTAAATCAGCCACGGCAACGAGTAACGCTGTCCTTGAATTCTACTTCGTAAAGGATTTCTATGGAAGAGAACCCTTAAGCAAAATCAATCTTCAGAGGGCAGCAGGTACTTCCGAACAGACTCTAGCTCAAATAAAATCGACGGAAGCTTTTCAATCGGATAGGGAGCAATAATGTGGTCATCGCGCCCCAAAGGATCGTTGCCGCCAATTTCAGGATTATAGTTTGACATGCGCTCTTTCATCTCTTCGCTAAACAACGGAGCGTGGGCGTTCCCAATAACGTCCCAGCAGTGAGCAAATCCCTGAAGCTTTTCCTTCAGCCGATCTCCGTCGCCCATCCAGCTAAAGTGCCAGCCCGCATCGCGATTGCCAAACTTGCGACCACCTGGCGTAGCCCGCAGCGAAGACAAAGTAGACATCTCTTTTAAAGTGCCTACTTGACAGACGATCGGAGACACCCATTCAAACTCTTCGCCGGATGAACTTACAAGTTGACGATCAGCACGGGCGACGTGAAACGACATGCTCACGTTCGCAAACTCTCCGGGATTTTCCTCTAGATATTTTGTAATCTCGGGCAAGTATTCTGGGTTAACAATTTCATCACAGTCAGAGATTATAAAAATTGCATCGTCGGGGAGCATATGAAGCCCAACGCCGATGGCGTCTCTTTGCCCACGCTCGCGGATCCACGGATCCTTAATCGTCTCGAAATCAGGTAACTCAACGTGGAGGATTTGAATCTTCTCCTCCGGTAGACCCAACTCGCGAATCGTATTTACCGCAGTGAACTCCTTAGGATCCCCACGGTGCGTACGATTTGCGTCAGCGATAATAAAACCGTCTACGTGATCTTTAAGTAATTTGACTCGAAGTTCAAGAAGCTCTTTTTCGTTGAAATATGTAAAACAGTCAACCAGCATGGAGACAGTGAACGACTGCCATTATGTTACCTGTTTAACGGCGGGGTTATACCCGCCCCCGGCGCGGATCGAAACATCTCCGGAGGAACCGTTACGCCGAGACTTAGCCATCTGAATCAGTTCGTCCTTGACACTCTCAGTTTCGACAGGACTTACGTTGAAGTCGTTCTCTCCCACGGGGGCTGAGGTCGCAATCTCGGGGGGAACCGCGCCCACTGTCGACGCTGTTTCAATCTGTGGTCCGTACAGATCATTTTCAAGACCAGGCCGGTCCCGCATAACCTGCCGCCTAGCAGCTCTACCCTGCTCGTTAAAAACGCCAGAGAAGTATTCACCAGCTTGCGAGAACGGATCAGCCATAGAGTTAGACCTTTGCCTTAGTGAGAAACAAATCCAAGAGTTAGACCTTTACGGCGGGTCTACCTCCCATGGCTTGCGCCCTAAGACCCTCGGCCAACATTTTGTTCTGAGCCATACTTATAAGACTGTCAGCGATGCCACCAGTAATAGGTGAAATCAACGACTTTCTATAATCTTCATACTCAGGAAGTGACTCACTGTAACGAGTAACGCCAGAGAGATACTTTGTCAGCGCTTCAGTAGCGTCCATGACGATCAGTAAAGCAGAGTTACCCGAGCAACGGTCGACGTGCCGCTAATCGACGTAATCGACCACGGCAGCAGAACGTCGTTCCGAATGTTGGACAGAGTTACAGGAGACGCAGGAGAATCAGCCAAGGTGCAAACCAAGACCGAATCAGCGGTTTTCGTAGCAGTTTCGACGTAAATCCCACGACAGGCGGGAAACCTTACGTTCGTGCCAGACGCGTTGACAGTATTTCCGCTTGCGTACGGCAAGCTAGAGGTCTGTCCGTAAATAGACCCAAATGCTCTGACGTCCATATCTAAGCTTTTATCAAAAACAGTCTAGCTCAACGCACGTTGTCACGCCGTACGTTCGTTCTCTTGAATAAGCCTATCTAGATACCAATCGCACTTTTTAAGATCTTCTACACCGTTCTTGTAGTCGGTGCGCCACAAATACTTGATACACGCACCGCGACAATAAGCCTTGAATCCATCGGAACCCAAAGCGGAATGGATCGCATCGATGCACTCGATGTCGCCTTGAGTGTAATGCGGTGGGTGATTTACCATATCGTCAGTACTAGGCCAGACGAGCGTACGCACTTCATCACCGGGCAAAGGCGTACCGCCAGATCCAATAGGCATGGTCGTCACTAGAAGCAAAGCCAGAATACCGCCCATATTGAAAAACACAAGCGCTCACTCGGATCTCGAATAAACGCCTTTTAGTTACAGGACAAATAAATTCTTGCACTCGATCAACTCAAATCTCTGATTTATAAGATCCTCTGTATATTTGGTATCGTCATGTTGAATCAAAGCATAATCAGGCACAACATACTGACCGTTCCGTTTTACCAAAGGGACGCAGCGACGGTGATCCAGACCGTCAGGAACCTCCTCAAAAGCTAGTCCCATAGAGCTTCTATCGGCAATTGGCCAGTTGCGGCACCCAACCCGTTCGTAGCTGCCGTGGGGATCAAAACTCTGCGAACGTATGTACTGGTCCGCCGTCCGCTGGCTCAAAATCATTGCACCGTAATACGGGTTTGAGACTTGCGAGAACAACTTAATGTCGTGATCGACAACCAAAACAACGGGACTCTTAAACCCACGCTCGCCCCAAATTTTCGGCGTCTCGGCAACTAATGAGTGCCTTAGGTGATTATCAAAAGCAATCTTTTTACCTTGCGCATACTCGTAGCGCACAAAACCGGGCTCAAGGTTATGAGGCTCAAGACGTTTCTCCCAAGCAACCCAGTAATTGAAGTGGTACTTACACAACAACATATCGTTCTCTTGATAAATATAGTAGTCATACTCCTTACGTAATGTCGCTAAAGCGAGGTCGTTCTTATGCGCCCAAGTCAGATACCAATCTGAGTATCCAGGCGATGCGACAACAACGTTGACTTGAATAGATTTACGAAACTGATCAAACAGAGTATCTAACTCACCTACAGCAGCTTGTGCTTCATAATTGATGTACACGTTCGCTGTAACGTCACAGTCAAACGCACAGTAATTAGAAAGCACCTTAAGTGTTGAGCCGATGCGCTTTAGCGGATTGTGAGCCGTGACCGCCAACCAGAGTTTCTTACGCATGTCAATACTCGATCGAGAAGTTCCCACGCCGCTGTAGGAATGTAATCAACCATGTGTAGGCATCGAGCATATCGTCATGAGACGTAGAACCCACGTTGATCAACTGCTCAAACAGCGCGTCAAACTTTCGATATCTGTTGAATGTAACTTTCTTGTTTTCCAGCAGACCCAACGTGCCCCTGAACCGCGCGATCTTGTCGCCCCTGAATCCTTTAACTTCGTGGATGTGGATGTTGCTGAGTCCACGCTCGTTCAAGAGGACGCGCCGAATGTCCGCTGCCAGCGACGCTTGATACGCAACCGACTCCACAACCAGCGTTACTGTAGAGTACGTAGGAAGATACGTGTCACCTTCCTTACCTAGGATACCCCACTCTAACAACATGTCACACAGTAGATCTATCTTCTCTAAGTTGCCGATAGAGCGGCACTGATGGGAATCAATGATGTAGTACTTGTCTTTGAGTCGACCGCCTAGCACGAAAGCTGTGTAGTCGCTGGTCTCGTTACGGCTCGCCGAAAGATCCACGCCCAGTGCCAACGTATCGAACTCAGTTACGACCTCGCCCTTAATCAAGAGATCCGGAGAGACAACCAGATCAGAAGTCATAACCGGCTGCTGCTGATATTGGAACGCAAAAGCGACCGGATCAAGCTCTTTCTGCTGCAGCAGATATTCTGTCGACCACTGCTCGGGCCAATAGCTCACAGGCTGCCCGTGGTCGTCATACGTAATAGCCTCCTGCACAACCTGCTTCCACCCCTTCTCAGGGACAAACATAGTTTTGTGAATATCTAAAGGGTGGAATCTCGTACCCAGACAAATAGAACGTCCGCCCTCAAAGATAATGGGAGCGATAACGCTACTCCAGTTATTATTTTGTTCCTCGCGAATAGCAGGGTTTCGAATATCTGTAGATGACTTAATAGGGTCATCAACTATACAGTTGCTAACAACAAACCCATTAGCAATAAAGTTATGATCGGGGTGTTCTGTCTCTAAATCGTAGACGTACTCCGACTCACAGCGAGTTCTTTCAACTCGGGAAACGGTGAGGGCCTGCCAGCCTTGTCCGTAATCTGATGATGCGCCACATGGCACTGTCGACACAAAGTAATCAAGTTCTCCAGAACGTTGTTGCTCTTGTCGTGATCGATGTGATGCGCACAAAGATTCGTTCGGGACGACTCTGAGCTTATAGCTGACTTCATCTCCTTCGTACCGCATCCGGCGCAAGTCAAATTGTCCCGATGTAGAACAATCTTCCGTAGCTTTTTGAAATCCCCGATGTAGTTCCCGTGCCGATAATTCGAGTTTCGGATACCAGTCATCTCTTGCGAGTGACCACGATCCGAGCAGACTTTTGAGCAATACTGAGTCAAGTGCGAAAGAGGGCGAAACACGTCCCCGCACTGAGGACAAATTTTCGGCCTCAACGTACGCTGAGCGTCCTTCGCACACTGCCGCGAACACGCCAACCTCTTGTGACCCGTCGATAGCCGCTGAGTCAGTCGAGACGACATCACTGAAAAGAAGTTCCCGCAGACGAAACACTTGATCTCTACTTCGAACTTCCCCAGCTTCGACCAGCACGTTGAGCAGATTCGCTGCGTATCCTTCTTCGTCCCCCCACAGCCCAAACAACGGAAAATCTGCCAACACGGCGGGTAATCCGACAAGGGTTTCCCCCCGATCAATATCTCCCGCCCGTTGATACCCTCGCGCTGACGTAAGGAAAGGGTGCTCGGGAGTTGCGGAAATTTCACGACCACAGCTTGTTCTAATTCGAACAACTTCGTGGGCACAACGTCGTGTAACTGCTCCCAGGTAGCTCCAGTCAACGTCACCTGTCCTCTGGTTGCGGACAGCGACACGGTATCGTTCTGGGTGTTCATATAACTCTGAAATAGGACGCAGACCTTGATCGGTCGTCACAAGCGTATCACCTGTGAGGCACAAGTGCGCCCGTTTTGACGTAATGGAACCGCGAAGGCCCGCCGCACGTAGGGTGAACTCTTCGTCACCCACGCGGGGAATGTTGGCGTAGTCAAAGTCGATAGACCAACCGATATCGGACTGCATTCCCGGTTTCAGCCGACACGTCGGGAAGATCCGCTTAAACGTAAGGCTGTCAACGATCTGTTTAATAATTCGACTCTTAGGAATAGCGGTGGCGATGTTGTACGAAACGTAAATAATCTGAAGCGGACGTTGTGCCGCTGTATGTCTGCCGATACACCAAGCTGTAAACAAGTTTAAAGCTGTAGATTTTGCACTACCGCGAGGACTCAGGATATCAACGTTAGGGCCAGCTATATCTAAGAGATACCTATTGCTCTTACCAGTAATAAGATGTCTGTGCCACTCCAGCATATGCTGGGCAGGGGGTTTATCTAAGAGTGTACAGAACGTATGAAAATCGTGAGCAGCTTTAGAATAAATAGTATCAATTTGTCCGCTACCGCTATTGTCCATCGCTTGCTCAGCCTGAAACTGAGCGCGGCGCCGATACGCAAAACTTTCCCGACTCGGCATGGTACTAAGCTGGCAGTGCTGGTATATTGATTGTACTTGAACCTATCGACAAATCCGTGGCAAAAATCCTGTGGTATGGAGACGCTTGTAGTAACACTGGATTTGCCCGTGTCACCCACAGTGTCCTCGATCGCCTAAAGGACGACCACGAAATCGTTGTTTACGGCATTAACTACACAGGAGATCCTCACGATTACCCTTTCAAGATCTACCCGACTTGCAGTGGCGGTTCGTCAGATCGTTTTGGTATCGGCAGGATCCCTGAGATTTTAGATCGAGAGAAACCTGACGTAATCATCTGCCTCAACGATCTCTGGATCCTAAATCAGTTCTGGGAGCGCTGCCAGTTCATGAAACAGCAGCAGGATTTCAAATTCGTTGCATATTTCCCGGTAGACAGCGAGTGGTACTACCAAGACATGCTCAAGAACATCCCGCATTGGGATCTGGCAGTCACCTTTACGGAAGGATCTGCGCGACGGATCCTGCGGCACAAAATTGAGAACACCGAAATCGGGATCCTCCCCCACGGGGTTGACACGGGCAAGTTCTACCCAATCGACAAAAACGAAGCCCGTGGGCGCCTTGGACTGCCGACTGACAAATTTATCGTCCTGAATGCCAATAGGAACCAGCCTCGCAAACGCATCGACCTAACAATTCAGGCGTTTGCTGAGTTCGCCGTCGATAAGCCCGACACCGTGTTGTATTTGCACATGGGCGTCAAGGATATGGGTTGGGACGTCATGCCTCTCTTTAAGAGGGAGATGGAAAAACGCGGGCTTGACGGAAGTAAACGACTGATCCTCACCAGCGAGAATCTGAACTATCTTGCCGCACCCCCAGACGAATTCCTTAACGACATCTACAACGCATGTGATGTCGGCATCAATACAGCCGAAGGCGAAGGATGGGGTTTAGTTAGCTTCGAACACGCGAGCTGCAAGAAACCTCAAGTTGTCCCCAATCACACAGCTTGTAAAGACATCTGGGAGGAAGCCGGATTGCTCGCCGATATCGCAACGTGGGTCACGGAGAAAGATCTTGGGGCCGAGCGTGGGTTAGTCGACACCTCCCACGCGGCACAACTCCTGACCGACCTTTACACAGACAAGGAGTTGTACAACGAGATTTCCGAAACGTGCTACGCCGTAACGCAACGCTCTGAGTACCGATGGGAATCAGTCGCTAAAGCATTCAGCAAAGCAGTAACCGAACTCGCGGAGTGAACTGATGACTTTACAAACTTCAACGCGCTACGCCACGTTCTACGACAGTGTTCTGCTCCCTATCGACAGAACACGCCTCGGTGAGACTGACGTCTACAGCCAAGCTCGCGCATTGGGCGGTAACTTCACGCGAATTTCCAAAGGCTTGCCTAACGGGTCCGTCGCCAACTTCAGCCCGAGCTTAGTTAAGTATCACGACAACTACTACGTTGCGTGGAGGTCGCAGCCCGAGCCCTTTGGGTTCCGGCACGACATGAAGTATTTTTACCTAAACGGAAAACCTACTGAAATCTACATTGGGTGTTTAGCTGACGACGAAACGCTTTTAGGCACTAAGAAACTGCGAAACAAACCGCACCGCCTTAGTTACGAAGACCCACGCTTGTTCATTGGCCCGGACGATGAACTCTACGTTCAGTTCGTTGGCTCTACGTACGCCAGTAAGTATGACTCAGACGAAACCAACCTGTTTCATAAACCCAAGGTAGTCGTATGTCACGTCAACGAAAACTTTGATGCGGTTCACGCTGCAATTCCACCCATTGGCAAAAACCAAGTTCCCTCTGAAACAGAAAAGAACTGGTGCTTCTTCAGCCACAACGAGGAACTTAACTGCCTGTACGCAACGCGTCCGCTGATTATTGAGCGCGAGTCTGGCTCACCGCTGAGTGTCAATACAGATGTTCTTGATTCAGTCACGGGCGGGGCTCCCACTTTCAATTCCACAGCGCCTATTGACATCGGTTACGGCTTCCTTGTGTTCTACCACTGGAAGCACTTAGTGCAAACCGCCGAACGGCCGATTCTTGTATATCACTTAGCGTCGTATATCGTAGATAAAGAGTTTAGTAGACTCCTTTATATCGACCGCAAACCTCTGTTCTCGGGTAATCCCCACGGTAAGATCATCCGCTGGACAGACTCGTGGGGGTCCGTCGTGTCGTGTCAGCCTGCAGTAATCCTTCCGTTCGGCGCTCTGGTTGAAGACAATCAGCTTGTTATGAGCCTGGGCGTCAACGACGACTTTATGGGGATCTTCCGATGCCCGCTGGAGTCTATTTTGGGACGCATGGAGAAAGTCGCTTAGGACTTCTCCTCCCTCTCTAAAGTCGACCAGACAAGGCGAGATGAATCTTCGAGCAGAGCTTGGATACCGGGCTGCCCATCAAAAGTGCTAACAAGTTCGCGAAGGCAGCGATCAGCGCCAGCAAGCAGTAAACCACGGCGATCAAGACCGTCCGAAATAGCCCGTACCGCCTGAATGTGACTCCTAAGCTCTTTTTGAAGCACCGCGATTTTAGTTGCGGCAGTCGCATGATCTAGCGCCTGATTAACGACCATGGTGCGTACATTAGCGATATCTTGTTTTACTTGGTCGATCTCATCTAACAGAACTTTACGTAGATCTACTTTGGGATACTTCTCTTGAACCCACGCGGTCAGGTCAGAGATGCTGCCGCCGTAAGCAGGATGCAGAAACCGTGCGTAAAGGTACGCCTCAATATCGCTAGTAGCGTTCTTGGCATAGTAAGCAAATGCGTCTGCGTTGGATTTATCTAACGAGGCGAGCCAGGTAGCGACCGTGGCCGAGTTACCGATTGTTGAAGTGATCATCAAGCAAACGACCGTTGTCCAGCTAATGCCATACCAGCGCCAAAGCGCTTAAGTGCAAGCTGACCTTCGATCTGCCCACGCTGAAGCGCAAGCTGGTTACGGGTGTTCTCCTGCATCTTGGCAATATCCAAATTGGCCTGAGTTGTGGCCATAACTTGCTGGTTGCGTGTAGTCGCTGCACTTAATCCAGCTTGCGCCGCCGCCGTAGTCGTGGGGAGGAGTTGTTGCCCGGTCAGCTCGATTTCTTTAGCACCAAGAGATCCCACAGCGTCTGCGTACTTCTTAGTAATGTCCGCTCCAGTTTCGGAAGCAAGCATTTCCGTAGCGAGTCGACCTTGCGCCGCTGCTGTCTTCAGACCAATGTCAGCTTCCATGAGTTTACCGAGTTCTCCTGCTTGTAACCCACGCTGAGTCGCTTGCGTTGCTAGAGCTTCACCGAGACGACCGGTCGCAAGCTCTTGCGCAGATCCAACTAAGGAACCTTTGACTCCCGTATAAGGAGCCATCGCATTCGCAAGTTCCAAGTACGCAGGCGTCAGTTGTTGCTGACCTGCAACTAACGGTGCGTATAGAGAAGCGTAATCGGTCTTCGCGCCTCCGCCGCCTCCACCAAAAAGAGACCCAGCTAAGTTACCCGCAGCAGAAATACCAGCAGCGGCAACCATAGGAGCAATGATCATCGAATTATCCTCTCCGGATTGTGAAGGGGGCCATAGCGGCTTGATACTGCTGAGTCATCGCCTGCGCTAACGCCGTGTTCGGAGCCATAGCAGTTGCAATAGTCGAAGCCAGAGCAACCTCTTTACGAGCGTTAGCTTCAGTAGTCGCTACCTGAAGATCACGCCAGCTTTCGATGTTCTTAATTTCGACCTCTTTAGCGTACTTATCTTTTTCTCGTGCGCTACGAAGCTCGCTGGTAACAAACTCAGCAGCTAACAGTCGACGCAGACGATCCTGACCAAGCCTGGCAAGATAATCAGGATCGCTGAGTTGTTTGATCTGCTCAAAGGCTCGCTCAGCGACCGGCTCCTGTGTTTGAGGAATTGTTGTTCCCACGCCGGGCTGCTGAACGCCGCCAGGGGGCTGCGCCTCGGTAGCTGTCGAGCCGGAGATGTCGGTCGCACCGGGCAGTGGGGGAGACGAAGCAGCTTCCGTAATCGAGCCGCCGGAAGGCATCGGAAGGTCCCCAGGTTTAACTTGCGGAAGCGTGGGAGCAGACGAGGGAGCTGAACCGTAAAGATTTTTGTAAGATTCTGGAGTTTGCCACTCGTAAGTAGGTCCGGCCCAGTACACCGTTTTACCACCTAAGATAGCCGGCTGTCCTAATTTACGGCCGACAGTCGATTCGCCAGCACGCGGCTTACCTTTATTAAGCGTTCCGCCAGAATAGCGCGGCGATGTCATACCAGGCACATTAGACATCAATTGATTTGCAGTATCATATAAAACATTACCAACACTCTCGCCGCCAGTAATTTGCGTAATCGTCTGATTTAGGAAATTCAAAGGGTCCATGTCAACTCCTTAAGTTGGTGACGCTAAAGCAGAGAGGGTGGAACTATTCTCAAGTCTATCTTGTTGAAGGATTTCCTTGAGAGCAGTATCCAACACTTTCCCAGCCATGTCGTAACTTGACCCCACACGAGTTCGTTGAATCTCACCAAGAGACGTAAGTTCTTGTTGTTTAACAGCGGACTGGGCCTGCATCAACGAATTTAAATAGTCATACTGCCGCTTAAGTGATTCGAGCTTCCGCTCACGAGCACCCAAGCTCTCAGCTTGACGCTCAACCCTACTTTCAACACCAGAAATGAACTCTTCAGGTGCGGCGGGCAGCGGAAGTTCGATCCCGAAGTTTTTCAGGATGTTGTTAATCGACTGAATCTTAAAAACTTCATTGGCATACCACTGACGGTACGCAATGTCAGGAGCGGCGCCCTGAAAGTACGGTTTAGTTTGATTTGGATCTGCAGATTCGTAACTAGATGGAGCTACAGCACCACCCGCACCGCGAAGACCCGTCTGCACGCCGCCAATAATTGCTTCAGCAGCAACTTCACGGCCTAAACCGCCGAGACCTTGGAGAAAAGCGGAACCGAGACCACCACCAGCAGCGGGAACGACAGGAGCGACCATTAACCTGCAGCGGGATTATCGAAAGATGTGCCTGATAAAGGCTTCTTAGCTAAGTCTACACCCACGGGGTTGACGTTAGGGTAAACTCCGGCAGCTAATTGCTCTTTAGAAGGAATAGCTGCGGTTTGAGGAAAATTAGAAGCTAAGTAAAGCGACAGAAACGAAACAGGGTCCAGCTTTGGCGCTCCGGAACTGTCGCGAACGTCATTTTCCCGTAGTTGTTGAAGTCGATCAGACATATCTAGCCTAAAGCTTGGTATGCAACAGACGCAGGGATCGTCGAATTAGTAGGAGCGTTCAGCATCGAGTACTGACCCCCATAATTCGGCATATCAAATTCAGCAGGGCGCTGCCGACTCAGGTACTCTGCCCCGTCATCTGAGTTTTGTTGAGTGTTTTGCACAAAATCCATGAACTGCTGCAGAAGTGCAGGATCGTTCATGATGACTTGAAACAACTCAGCCAGTTCCGCTTGATCGTCGGTGTTTTGAATGCCTGCCTGCAACCTGTGTTGCATCTGCCGACGTGCTTCGGGCTGGCGAACGTCCGGATACGCGTTAAGAGACCGAGTAGCGGAGGTGTTAATGCCCTCTTCCTCAAAACCCGGCATCGGGGGCGCCGCCCTGTGGTAGTTTCTGAGCACAGAAGCAGTTAAAGGGGCGGCAGCAGCGCACTCAGCAGGGGTCCGAGGCACAGGAAGGCCCAAAATACGCGCCGCTAACTCATAATCAGCAGGAGAAAACACCCGAACAGACCCCTAACGTTGTATCCATCTTAGGCGTAATCCGCAATATATCGCCAGGTTGGAGATCTAACGTCAAACAAATGCGCTCCAGCACATCTGGAGAGGGGATATAGTGCTTATCAGAGTAAATCTTACGCGCTGTCGTGGGCGAGAGATCAGAGAGCTTACTCAACTTGAACGACGAAAGCCCACGGGCGTCCAGAACATCCTTCAACTCGTTGACCAAACGACTGCACGAGGTGTAAGAGGAGTAAAAAGGCACTGCCCTGGCACTATATTGACGCTATTTTAACTTATACATCGACTAAATAAGCTTCGTCAATCCCTGCGGCTCGAATCATTGCATTACACGCTGTAGCGTTTGCCTTATACCATTCCATTAAATCGATTTGCATAATTTCCCCGAGCTTCTGTACATTGCAAAGTAAAGGTCTGGCTTCGTACACAGAGCATTTACCGTCAATAAACTTACTACAGCTCCCGTCTTTTCTAATGTCATGCGGAAACTCTACAACCGCATTAAACATAACAGGATATTTTCTAAGTTCCTTTAAATTATCAAAGACTTCGTGCATACGTTGACAGCATAAACCGCATCCAGTACACGGAAAAACAGGAGCACCCATCAGAACCCAAGGTGCTTAGCACGAACAAAAGACAGATTGTACGTCGTGAGACACACAGGAAACGAAGGGTTGTCGAATGGGTTTGAATACGTCTCGCCGTCCACGTGGCCTTGCCAAGCTTCATTCCACTTGGCGTGTAGGTATGTCTTGTTCAACTCGTGCGCTATATGAATCGACTCGGCAAGCTCCGGTTCTGAACGCCAGGTTTGGCTTCCGTCCTCGTAACTCCCTGTCTTTGCCCCGTGGTAATACGGTACCCCGACAGACAGAACACGTTTCACGTCGTCGTGGATAAAACGCATCCCGTAGTCCATGTCTTCGCAGTACGCGGGATACAGGTTCTCGTCGAACAACCCGTACTTCTGTACCATCCAGTCCTTGAGAAGAAAAATGTCCCAGCCTCCACCATCCCCGTGGACGACGCCAACATCTTCGTTCTCAGCTTCTTTAGCTAACTTCTCCAAAAATCCCGGCGTAAACATCACGTCGTGATTGACGATCAGCCAATGCGGGGACTGCATAAAGCACTTGATAATCAGGTTCCAAGCACCCGAGCACCCGACGTTCGCTGGCAAATGACAGACATGTACATTCTTGACGTACCGGTGCGGAACGCTCTTGAGCGCGTCTACCTGTTCCGTAATCTGCCCACGCCCGTTGTTGTTAAAGACTACAAAATTATCTACGGGGTAGTCAATGCTCATAAACATACGGTAGAGCCAATAAGGCTCATTAACTACCGCAGTCCCAAGAACAGAGATCGCCACTACTCGTGATCAACTGCCACTATGGTAGCAGTGATTTGTCGTTCAACTGCGTCAGTCGAACCGCCGCTTCGCTAAGCAGATCAACAGACATACGGAAGCTCTCCGCCCATCGATCGGGAATAGGTGTCGGCGGAACCACAACTCGGACTACACCAGCTTGGATCAGCAGGGTGCAGCACGAACTGCAAGGCAGGAAAGGCCAAATATAGACAGTCGAACCACGCAGCGAGACAGCGTTACACGCGGCCTGAGCAACGATATTGGCCTCCGCGTGGACCGTACGTAACAGCTTTTCACTGCGGTTGTTCAATCGAGACAAAGTGTCGTCAATACCCTGCGGGAATCCGTTGTAACCCGTAGCAAGGATCCGCCGGTCTCGAACCGCAACGGCACCAACCTTTGTCGACGGGTCCTTAGACCACGATGAAATGTGCTTAGCTAAATGCAGGAAACGACCATCCCAGTCCGACATAGCTACACAACCTCATCAATTGCATCTACCAATATAGCGCGAGCCTCTGTGTACAATCCGTTCCTGTCTTCTCTACACAATTCTTCAGGTGTCACTTCCTGCGCAATAAAATGCAACACAGCCTTCATACGAATGGGTGCGTCAATAGTGTCGTCATTAAACTCAGACGACCAATAAATATCTAAGCAGCGTTGTACAAAATTAGACATTTTAAACTAGAATAATGCCCCCGACGAGATTCGAACTCGTACAGCCTAAGCCTCCGCATTTTAAGTGCGGTATGTCTACCGTTCCATCACAGGGGCTTCAGTGCACTACAGACAGTCTGTAGCAGTTGGGTGCGGGTCGATTATAGAGTAGCACACTCCGCAATCTCTCTATTCCTGCACATGTAAATCTTTTTCTCCTCGACCAAGTGCCAACTGCTGACGACACACGAAACTCCCCACGGGGCGTGGATACGGATGGAACCGTCGTCAAGTTGAGTCGTTTCGATGGTGTCGAGCAGATGTTGCACTTGGCCGAAGAGTCAGTTTGTACAGTTTACAAGCGGTAGTTTTCGGCCTCCTGTCGTGTAGGGAAAATTCGCACTTTGCCGTCAGTACCGGCTAGTTCAATCCAGCCACAAAAAGGCATGTAGATCTCTAAAACCCAATGTGGGTCACGAAAGCGAGCACGACGGCGGTACTCAGGAGCTTCAGCAACAGTCATGATCAGTTAGGGATAGCGGCACGAGCAGCGGTGATGCAGCGATCAAAAGCTACATAGGTAGAAAAACCTTGCTGTCGCAAGCGGTTGTAACACTGGTCGTAGTAGTTCGAGCGCAGTTTATTTACCGGAGTCGATTCTTTGATGCTGTTAGAAACACCGGAAAAAACCGAGATCGCCATAAATCCCCCCACGCCGACAACGGCTGCGACGACAGAAGCAGTAATGATTCCGGGGATTTGCCAAGCCGCTGCCGCTCCTACAACATGACGCCCTGAGAAATTTATATTGCTGGACTTGGGCAAAGCTCTGCGAGTGTTGGATCGCATGATGTTCTATGGTGTGTGCTGGACTATTGTAGCGTACACCCATGGAGAGGGTGTGTCAACCCTCGGGCGGGGTAGACTCGATTTTCAAGACCATAGAAGGATCTAACGACGACCCAAGCTGCTTAAGAACCCATACTTGCACATCGTTAACATAAGCCTGCGGAACTACGCCCGCTGAGTCCAGTCGCCTCACAAGTTCATGACCCACGGCCTTAGCAAACAACGCGTGGGCGCTTTCATGAACCTCCAATGATGAACTGCAGGCGACGCGCCAAAACAGATCCATACGTTCTTTATCAATACCGGAGATGGTCATCCTTGCGAGGCTAGTGGCTCTGATACTATAATGACACTTAAGATTGGAAACGCTGTGCACACCATGAACAAGAAGTATGTCTTAACAGAACACTGGTATAACGCACTCTTAAATTCCCACGCTGCGATCGAAGCGGAGGATAAAGCTAAAGAACTTAAATTTGACAAACTTGAAAAACGGCTCATTGTCGAAATTGGAGTCTTTCAAGGCGCTTCATCCTGCTGGTGGTCCGACAATTTCCTTGAGCACCCGTACAGCAAACTGATCTCAATTGATCCTTTTACAGGTTCGTCTGAACATCATGCCGACAAGAAATACGAAGAACCTTTAAAGACTCTGGAATTCACCGCAAGAAATAACATCGCTTACTCCGCGCAGCCGGGCAAAGTTGAGGTTGTGCGTGGGTATAGCTGGGAAGTTTATGCCAAACTTCGCCCTGACTTTGAAGAGGGAATCGACATTCTTTACATTGACGGAGCGCACGAACCCGAAGAAGTTGTGCGAGATACGTCGCTGTACGCACCTCATGTAAAGTCCGGAGGTGCAATTATCTTTGATGACTACGGACATCCCGATGTACAGAGAGCTGTAAATAGCTGCATTCAAGGGTTTCTTGATCTGCGGTACGCTTTGGCTACAGGAGCAGGTCAACTTTGGGCAGTGCGTCGATGAAACCCACGGTCGTCTGGGAAGGTCCGGCAGGTCTCGATTGGGGCCGCAGTTGGATGGAGTGTATGCTACAAAGAGTAGATGTAAATTATAAGTTTGTAAAGACTACTAAGAACCTACAGTCGTACGATAAGTGCATTGTTGTCACAAATACCAGCGCTTCATACGACTACATCGAACAACTACAAGAAGATAAAAAGTCCTTCGGTGTTGTGTTGCTCTCAGACGAGTGCTTGGTAGAACCCATGTTCTACCTGGAAGACCCGAACTGTAAATTCGCAGCTCGTACTTACTTCCATCCTGGGTACTACGAACACCCTAAGGTTTTTGTTTTCGGGCTTGGCTACAAGCAAGACTTTGAAAAGTACATCGGCAACACCTCTGTGGTTCCGGGTCGGCGAGCCTTCGATTGGTCCTTCGCGGGATCGCTGAAAATGGATCGTTCGGAGTGCTTGCGAGTACTTAACGAGAATTTCCCTAAGAACCCTGTTTTTATCTTTGAGAAATTCAATGATCCGAAACACTTTAACGCCGAGGGGTACGCCCGTCTGGTGGAATCCAGCACATTCATCCCCTGCCCACAAGGGGGTGCGATCCTCGATTCGTTCAGAATCTATGAAGCGTTAGAAGCTAATTCGATTCCTGTAACTTTAAAGAACTCATCTTCGATGAAGATTGAGCCGAGTTACTGGCATGGCGTGTTTGTCGGCGCAGGGACGCTGCCGTTCGTTTGCACAGACACGTGGGAGGAAGCCGCTACAGAGATGAAGCGGATTAGGGATAACAATGAGATCAGCAAAGTAAGGCGACAATGCAAACACTTTTGGGAGTTTTACGTCGCCTTGTGGCAAAAAGAATTCGAGAAACGGATTGCGTTGCTGTAATCAACCGCCGAGAATACCACCGAGAGTCTCAGCCAGCAGAGCTTCGGGCGTCTTAGTACCAGGAAGCTTGTAGGCGTCGCGAACCTGGGGATTACCACCGGGATACAGACGATTGTAAATCTCCTGCAGTTCTTCGATTGTCATCCCACGGTCTTCGCCGGGTTGTGGAGCAGGAGCGGACGGCTTGCGAGGGCCGATTTTCATCCTCTCAAAGTCAGGCATGTTTGCCATCAGTGCGTCCGCAGTGCCCATGGTGTAACGAGACTCTAAGGAATTCTACTCCGGCAACTTTAGTTGCAAAGTCCAGTACTTGCCTTCTTTAGTGCAAAGATCGTGCCAGGACTCAGTATCTCCAGAAGAGAAATAATCTGTGAACTCCTTAAGCTCCGCATTAAACGAGTGCAAAAGACTGGCTTTGCGTCGCCTCGTGTACTCAGCAACAAGACTTGAAACAACGTGAGCAGGATCTGAGTTAGGTGCAGTCATGAGAAATTCAACAAGTAGAGAAGTCAGCGACCTTGGCCGCGATAAGCTTTCCGCCCTCTCTTTGGCTTGCTCCCACGCCCGTTCCCTTGCGTCGTCTTGTGGCAAACGGGTTCTTTACGAACCGTACCGCTCAGACCTGCCTTAGCTTTAACTGCCACGATACTGATGTGAAGGCACAGCAAGCATAGCAGCGAATACCTTCGCGTAAGGTTGTCTTAATAATTGCTTGCCGCCAAAAAACCTGACGGCGATTTCGCTTAGTTAAATACTTACGTATTGTAAATTCCGCCCCGTCGCGCCAATCAGAGCGCAATGCTGCATAATGGATAACCCCGACAACAACCCGTGACTGATCTTGTAACTGCCTGGGAACAGTTTCGCAATGAGCGTTCTGTAAGTTTGTGTGCTACCAGTTTGGCTAGCGATTACTCCATGGTAACTAAGTGGATTAAACGTTGTCCGATAACAGACCTCACTCAAGGACGCCAGATCATGACATGGGTGTTTGGGCAACGTCCGCCGAAAACCGCACGGCGCGTGGCGATGTACGTTAAGTCGATGTACCGCTGGGCGTCCAGCGAAGATGTCGCATTACTCGAACGGAATCCGGTAACGAATTTCCGAATGCCCAAACCGCCGCAGGGCGAGGACGAAATCGTGGTGATCCCACGGAGCAAAATTCCCGTGGTGCTGACCGCGCTGCAACGAGACAAATCTCCGGACTGGTCGCTGTACGCCGAATGGATGCTCCAAACCGCGATGCGAACTGGGGAAGTTAGAGCGCTCAAATGGGACGATATCAAGGACAACAAGATCCTCGTCCATCGAAACTACACGCTTACCCACGGTCTCAAGAACAGTACGAAGACAAACCGTCAGCGTTGGGTGCCGCTAAACGAACGCGCCCAGAACATCCTGACGCAACTCGACACGCGAAGTGAATTTCTATTCCCATGGAACCGTTACACGTTCCAGAGTTATTTCTATGAACGTATGATCGACGCGCACACTAACGGTCTCGTGGAGCGGAGGTACCGTCCGTACGATCTACGCCACACCGCAATCAGTCGTTTTCTCGAAGCCGGAATCCCAATTGCTCAGATCTCGGCGTGGTGCGGGAATTCGTCCGAAGTGATCTGGAAGCACTATGCAGGCGTAAGTCAAGAATATACAATTCCTGTGCTATGACGCCGTTTTAGGAGCAGTTATAGTAGATAAAGATCTCTCTCAGTAACCCGATGGCCCCACGCATGGCCGACAAAAAGCTGGCTCAGGCTTGCTGGGAGGGGTATCAAGCTATCGGCATGAAGATGAAAGACGGCCGAAAAGTGCCGAACTGTGTTCCGGTCAAGCAGGATTCGCCTAACCGGAACTGAGAGACTCTGGTAAAGATAGAATCACCCAGGTGGGATTCGAACCCACATCGCCCTGCAGCAGCAGTAGCCGTACTGTCCAATTGTCTCGGACTGGGTGAGATGGCCCAAGCGTGAAACGTCTCAAGAACGCACAGGGGCTTGGGCTCTGTCATAGTGACCCCTCTGTTTGTGCGTCATCCGGCGTCCCGGAGCTAAGCATGAGGGGTGTTGAGCCCGATGCCGAAGCAGAGCGGGGACGACTCAAGTATACAACTTTTGTCCACGCGGTGCCACGATCTCGTCTGAGCGCCACGGTGTTTTCAACCATGCGCGAAACTCGTCATCCAGCTTGGCTAGGTCGCAGGCGGGTCCAATGGAGAACGCAGCAAGCGTCGTGGTCGGCTGCTTAATCGCAGGTGGCACTTGACCAGAGGCGGTGATGATCTGATTGTTCATGTCGTTACGGTAGCACTGCCGCGCCATTTCAGGGCCCGCCGAAAACGGGGACACTTGTGTGGCTTAGAGGGCTATGCGGCGGAAGGCGCGGACAGCGAGCAACGAGTCTTTATTATTATTTGCCGGGTTCCACCCAGTGCTAAAGATAGCATTATTAGCCTGGGTTGCATTGCTTGTTGTAGAAGACCAATGATTAATTGGTTCAAACCTTTCTGCCGTAGTCGTAAAGTCAGCTACAGCGGTCTGCGCAGGATATGAGGCTGAGTTAGAAGTGACTCGCTTGGGCACAGAGTAAGCATTGCCGCCAGCAGGAAAACTAATGTTATTGGAAGCCGTTGTAGGCTTTAGGTTAAAATAAGCAATGTCAAGCTCTAGTCGTGATGGCAAATACCAATCAGCAAAGCCTCCTATTGTCAAATCTGTACAAAATTTAGCGGCAGGATGGTCATTGATTCCAGCGGCTGTGATTGCACTTGTGTTTGAGACGCCATCAAATGTGCTAGCAGTTCCCGTTGTATCTGTTTGCGTTGTTTTCCATCGCAGGCTAGTGGTCTGCGTGTATCCCGTCCCTGTTGCACCAGTCGCTCGTGGCGCAACAATCAACGCATGGGTCGGGTTGCCGTCAGCAGTGTGACTGATGTAGCCAGCAAAGTAGCCGCCACCAAACGGGATGCCAAGGATGCTCTCCTGGGGAACGCCATTGAGCACTTTGAGTTGAGGCGTAATCAGCCAGCTCATTGCATCACCTCCAAATCAATCGTAGTGGCAGTGTCTTGTGTGAGGTGGTTCATATCACGTACCTCACAATGACGATGCCGGAGCCGCCGCCATAGGACGTAGCGGTATCACTGCCGCCGCCTCCACCTGTATTGGCAGCTCCACTAGATCCACTGCCTCCTCCAGATGTGCTGCTACCACTACTACTGCTGCCAGCGCCCCCGCCACCACCTGCGTAGCCGACATTGATTCCAGTAATTGAATTGAGAATACCATTGCCTCCGCTCCCGCCTGTTACCCCATCTGAAGTTGATCCAAGCCCAACGCTTCCTGCGCCACCACCACCGGCCCCGCCATTGTTAGTGCTTGAATTGCCCGCGCCTCCATTGTTGCCTTGTCCGGCAGTGCCTAGGCCAGCAGCTCGTCTAGTGGGATCACCAATGTTGTTTGACCCGCCGCCGCCCGAACCACCGTTTTGGCCACCGACACTTGTTCTGCTAGCACCGCCGCCGCCGCCTACTGCCGTAAGACCAAACGCACTACTATTGCCTCCATTGCCTCCTGGTATGACGTTAACATCAATACCTAATCCGCCAGCGCCTACACGTATTTCATGATATCCTTTGGTAACATTGATTAAAGCGGATCCAAGATTGGTTAAAAGTCCACCGGCACCACCACCGGCTCCGTAGCGGCCACCGGCACCACCACCACCAACAACCAGATATTCAACATTCATGTCGATATACATTGTAAAAGAAGAAACGCCAACAGCAGTAAATTTGTGTACGCGATAGTTGGTGCCGCTGACATTTATGTCAAAAATTTCATCGCCGCCGATGGCAGGCGTGGCAATACCTTTGGCCAAGATTAGTCTTCCCGGTACATAAATAGGCATTACTCAGCCCTCCTCGTAGTGTTAAAATTTTCGGTGGGTGTCATGGTATAGCGGCTCCGAAGGCGGTGATCAAGGTAGTAACGCGGGTATCAAGGAGGGCGAGGTCTAGCGCCTCGCCAATGGAGTAAAAGTCTATTCGCGACGATGAGAACTGCGACGTGGTAACGGTTTCATTTCTAGCAAACACAAAAACATTTTCTGTGTTTGCGGTCGATGTAGTAGCTACGGTCCCGCTGCTCCCCCCAAACCTATATGTATAGCTAGAGGAGCTAGCGCGTGATGTCCCGAGAAGATTAACTACATCACCTCCTCCCACGCCGCCACCACCGGCTAGGCTTCTCATAAGCCAACTGCCATTCCAAAATATCAATAAAGCGTTGCTTGGACCGCCAACTCCTAGCAAAGATCCCGATGCACCCGTTGTAACACGATGCACTGAAACGTGTGTGTTCTGTAAATAATTTGTGTTAGACGAAGCGGCGTAGTTAGTATTTAGATACTTCGTACTTCCGTCTCCCACTAGCCCCGTCTTCCGGTTGTAATCACCAGAGACAAAATTGTTGTTGGTTGGCGCAGGTCCGGCCAAAGGCACCAAAGCTCCGGCCAGTGTCCGAGCGCCAGCAAGAATGCAGCTTGCCTTGATCGCGCTCCAGATCCCATCCAGTTTGCAGCCCACCACAAAATCGTTGATGGCTTTGCCTACGGCAAACTCCAGCAACTGACCATCAGCGGCCTCGACTGCATTGACGTACGCAATCGCGTCAGCATCAGTCATCCCATTGAAGCCGGGCCGCACAATCAGCGTCATGCCTCACCTCCCGTCGTAGTGTCGTTGACATCTATTGCCACCCACGCTTCGTCGACTTCGGGAGTCGTGGGGTCATCACCGGCAAACTGCCCTAACTCGTTACGGGCTCTGACTAAAGCTGTGTCAGAACCCGTCATGACTCCCCCACGGGTGTCTCCCCGCCAATAGGTTCTTCAACAAGAACTTCTTCAGTAGGAGGCGGTGTGTACGGTGTGCCATCAGCATTAAACTGCGGCGGAATAGGTCCTTGGTAATAAGGGCCAACTTTAAGATCCTGACAAGCCTTCCTTGCAGCAGCCTCTGCGTAGGTAGAGACAACTTCCTCAGGAGTGCGGCCCTCGGCATACCCAATGGCGATGATGCCTGGGGTTAATTCGTCAGGGATGGTGATCAAGTAGTCCAAGAGTCAAACTCCGATAACGTTCCAGGCAGCGCCGTTGTACCAGACAAGGGCAGCGGCAGCCCCTCCGCTAGCAACGGCAGAACCCGTTGTCGGTGAGTTCGCGTCTGTAACACGGGCAATCATCCCTACTGCGGGGGGACTAGGAAGAGTTGCGACAGTAAGCCCAGTTACGACACGCGCAGACCCTGTAGTATCCAGAACAAAACGAGGAATATCGTCTGTAACGAAAGCCATGTCGCGAGCAGTGCTACCCGTCGTGCCTCGCTCCGTGCCCACGCAGAACGCCGGGACACCTCCGGTAATCAGACCAGATGTAACAGTCTGGGATTGGCTAACTGTATAAGTACCCGTACCGCCAGTGCCCGTACCCGAAGCTGTGATTCGAGTACCAGGAAGAACATTTGTACCCGTAATAATCTGACCAACGGCTACAGTACCGCTTACAACCGTGGATACGGTAAGTGTTGTAGTCGCAATAGTACCAGAGACAAGAGCGACAACATTCGAGCGCTCCCATGCTGACTTACCTAGCTCATACCCAGACGTGCTTACGAAAGTATTATATACACGCAGTGTTTGAGCGTTACCTGAGTTTCGTTGAGCAAGAGTATTAGCCGCATCTCTCCCAACAAACACATCGGAGGTATTACCTAAAGTAAGACCTAGTGCTGTGCTGTTATTAAGGAGGGCAAGGCTGCCACTGATTACTTGAATAGTTCCGTTTGCTCTAACACCGCTTGAAAGAACATTGAATATGCTACTGCCATTAAGTTGCAGATCAGCTAAGTTCCCTATAAACCCGGCCGCTGCGTTAACACCAAAACCCGTACCCGCTGTACTCCAATTAGTCGAAGTAGCCCCTGCGGGTTCAACTAAGAAGTGCGGTTTTGTTGTAGTCGCGGAACCGCCAGCGTACCAAACACCCGTAAAAGCCTGAGCAGGCGAAGATGGTACGCTTGTATAACTATTAGTAAACCGCGAAGAGAGCGTAAGCTCCCCAGACGAGTTAGCAGTAAACGTACTAACACCAGCATAAACACCAGCGTTGTTGTGAATTAACTGCGAGGATGAGCCTCCAATAAGTCCAACAGTACCAGTATTATCTGGAAAAGATATAGTCCTATTTGCAGTTGGTGTTACACATTGTAACGTAGTGGTATACGTGCCGCCATCGTTTAAAACCGCGTCACCATAATTAAGATTGAGATTACCACTAGTAACAGAAATACCACCACTAGCAACAACACCAGTTGTATTAACAACCCTCAGTAAATCAAGTCCAGAGTCCCACAGGAAGTTTGTATCACCAGCGAGAATGCCGCCACTAAAATACTGAATCGACCCGTTAATACCACTGGCGCTAGCAGTACCCCCACCAGTACTCGTACTGGAAATTACCGTACCACTAATCGATAACCCAGAGCCGACAGTTAAGTAAGCAAGTTTGGATTCAGAATCATCCCAAAACGCAAGTTTATCTGACCCAGCATCAACCGCACCTAAATTACTAGACCCAGATACGACAATAACATCCGATAAACTC